GGCCCTAACCGCTCCACGAAACCTTTGAGGACCCCCTCCTGATCCCATGTGGCATCAGTCGGGAGCCCCCTTAGCATTTCAAGGAGCCAATCATGTAGAGGCTTGAGGATCCACTGCGTCCAAATGTCAACCATAGCAACGGGCCGGATCTTACCTGCCGCTTCTCTCAACAGAGCGAGCGAGCCTAGAGCGAAGGTATGCGGGGGATGCTTAGCAGCATCCCAAAACCGATTAGCTGTAGTCATCGCCGACGTGAACTTCTGGGCGAAATCGTCCAGTCTCCAAAGAGCACAAAGCTCCAGGATATAGTTCCTTGGTGACAAACTCCATGCTAATGCGTCCGCACCCTGTCTCCACCAAGCGAATGGCCCATTGGGACCGGACTTCATTGAAATCCGACCATAGGCTGTCGTTGGTCTATAGACAGGTACATACCCTAGCTGGGATGAGATTCTTTCCCAGAGCGTGATGACATGTTCCGAAAACTGACCAATATCCCCCATGAACGGAGGTGCTGTCACTGAATCCAGGGATCCCTTCAGAGTATGTGGGCCAGAAATGGCTTTATACATATTCAGAAGTGACGCCCACCAACGTATGGTGGGTAGAGATCCCGAGCGGATTGCTTGGCGCACCTCTAGGGGGAAGCAAGTCGGAAGTCCATGAGTCAGTCGGATCCTTGAACCCAAAGCTTGTGTAGACGTCAGAGGGTCACCCCCTAAATAGCTATAAAGGCAAAATAAATATATTTTAAGCCGGGCTATTGTGGTGGTTACCCCCTGGTTTACAACTAGATCCTGAAGATGCGATCCCAGTTTCGAAAGGAGGCCGAGTCTGAACCCTGGCCGACCCAACTTGGTGTAGTGCATGAGGGCTCTGCCCCACACGACACTAAGAAAGAAGATCCCTCGCGGGATCTTACTTATATCCACCATCGAAGCCTTTGCGGAAAGTTTCAGGAGATTAGCGATCCAAGATCGTTGTTTCCTTATATGATTCCAGAGGCCCGAACGGATAAAAGGGACATCGGTACCACAGGGTAATCGGACTCTTCCGGGTTTACCTGTTAGAGG